AAAGAACAATACGTGAAAGATTGGTTAGAAATAAATGGTTTGCCAAGTAATCTAATACCACCCAATCCAAGTACTGTCTGGTGTGCATCTCTATCCTATAAAGATGGACTAGAATATCTAAGACCCAAATTAGATAAATACCTTCCAAAAGGAACCAAAAAAACAAGGTGGTTATCTCAAGATAGAGCAGTTGCAATACTTCCAAATGGTGGACGTATTGTCAGTATGTCATGTGATTCTGGCCGTCAATCCTTCCAAGGTGGTAGTATTTCACTTTGCTGGATAGATGAGGAACCAAATGACGAGGGTATATTTGACGAAGTTCTTCTGAGAACTGTTGATTTAAAAGGAAAAGTAATCATAACAGCTACACCACTTAAAGGTTTATCTTGGATGTTTGAAAGGTTTATAGAAAACCCAGCAGATGGTTTTGAGGTTGTAAAAATATCTGGTTTGGATAATCCATATATATCTTCTTATAAACTTAGAAGGTCAGTATCACATCTTACAGTGCAACAGCAAAATGCACGTTTATTTGGCGAATTTACAAGCCAATCTGGTTTGGTTTATCCTTCTTTCGATAAATCAACCCATGTTATAGTTCCACAGGAAATTCCAAACCACTGGAGAAGATATGTCAGTATTGACTTTGGTTCTTCTCATCCATTTTGTGCTTTATGGATTGCTGAGGCACCTTCTGGCTATTTCCATGCAGATACTACATTAATTGTTTATAGAGAACTTTATTGGGCAAATCATACAACCATAGAAAGTGGTAGAGAGATCAACAGAATAAACAAATTGCATGAAGAAGATATATTATGGTATGTAGCTGATCCAGAGAGCAAAGATGGTCGTTTAACACTTGGCAGAGAATGTAATATCAGAACATTGCCAGCACCAAAGCATTTGGGAGTAAATGAGGGCATAAATATGGTCAGAGAGTACTTGCAAATAAATGAGGAAGGGAAAACTAGACTATTATTTTTTAATACTTGTAAAAACCTTCTCAGGGAATTTAGACTATATAAATGGGACCATAAATCAAAAAAAGATGTCGTCAAGAAGGACAATGATCACGCGATGGACAGTTTAAGGTATTTTATTATGCAATTCATGCGTTATAATGCTCATCAATAGGAGAATACAATGATTAAATTGATACTTGGTGATTGTTTGCAGGCTATGAGGGAAATGAAAGATAATGAATTTGATCTTGCAATTGTCGATCCACCATATTTTGCAAATTATGGAAAGAAGAATTATACAGGTAATGATATAAGCACTACAGGTATCAAACGACAATCATCAAAAATACAATATTGGGAAATTCCATCAAAAGAATATTTTGACCAATTATTCAGAGTAAGCAGAAATCAAATAATATGGGGTTGCAATTATTATTCCCATTATATACCTCATACTGGAAGAATAGTCTGGTATAAGAAAAATCTATCTTCAACATTTTCAAAATGTGAGATTGCTAGCCATTCATTTGGTGTACGCGTTGATTATTTCCAATATCTTTGGAATGGCATGTTACAGGAAAACATGAAAAACAAAGAAAAAAGAATACATCCAACACAAAAACCAGTAGAATTATATTCTTGGGTTCTAAATAATTATGCACAAAAAGGTGATAAAATTTTGGATACTCATGCTGGGTCTGCGTCATTGGCCATAGCATGTGACAACAACAATTATGAATATTTTGGAATTGAAATAGATCCTGTATTTTTCAAAAAATCAAAAGAAAGAATAAAGAAACATCAATCACAATTAAAATTATTTACTTGAGAGGATCACATTTATTAGTATAGGAAAAATTTATGAGTTATTTTACTACGTTATATAATGCTATATTAGGCAAATCATTAAATCAACAGATAGACAAGCCAAAAGAAGAAAATCGTGGTGCTACTTGGAATAGTGCTGGTGGTGTACGCAATACTTTTTCGGCACAAGCATCTATGGATGCATTTGGTATACATGGCTATACTCATGCCGGTGTAAAAAGACTATCTCAAGATCTAGCTGCTTTGCCTTTAAAACTTATTAAAGGATATGGAGAACAGGCAACAGAACTAATGGATCATCCAGTTTTGGATCTTCTAAGAATGCCCTCAACTGACTGTGACGAGTTCTTATTCCGAGAACAGATTTGTATAGATATAACATTATCTGGAAATTGTTATATATTGTTATTGGGATCTTCTGAACGTCCAGTATCTATGGTGAGATTACATCCAGAAGAAGTAAGAATAATTACTGATCCCCAAAAAGGTCTAATTGGCTATCAACATAACTCATCTGGTTCTATTGTAGTTTATCCACCAGATAGAATAATACATGGAAAAAACTCGGGATATGAGAAGGGACCACAAGCACTTTATGGCACTGGTGCTATACAACCATTAGCACAGGAATTAGATGCAGATATAAATAGTCAAAAGTTAGTATCTGAAGCAACTTCCAAAGGAAGACCAGATATTTTGCTATCTCCAAAAGAAGATGGTGACATTTGGAATAAGGAAGTAAGAAGGCAGATATTAGATCAATATGCTGGCATGCAACGTGCTGGTGGTGCTATGGTTCTATCTGGTCAAGTTAATGTTGATATGTTGCAATTGTCTCCACGAGATATGGAATTCCAGGCATCTAGAACAATGGCAAGAGAAAGTATTTCAGCAGTTTTGGGAATACCTCCAAGTGTACTTGGTTTGCCAACAGCAAATTACGCATTAGGTAGACAGCAAAGTATAGAATATTGGAGTAACCAAATAAAACGTGGAAAAAGAATAGCATTATTATTTACGCGTATTGCTAGACTTTGGGAAGATGATTTGCATTTTGAACATGACTATACAGACGTTGAGGCATTACAGAGTATCAGAAACGACAAATTAATGAGGGTAGAGAAACATATCTTTTTTGGCATCTCTCCAGAAGTAGCATATGCAGCTGAAGGTTTGGAATTTCCAAGAAAACAGCAACCAAGAGATATAGGAAAAGAAGAAGAAGAAAACGTCAGATATTTGCTAGATGTATTTAAAAAAGATGAGAAGACTTTTGATGATTATGACTTTAAGGCATTTGATAGTGAGTATCTAGATAATATACAAGTCGTCAATATCCCTTCTAATCCACAAGTACAAGAAGAAGGTGATATCATTAAATCTATTTTGGGAACACCAGCAAATTGGCAAGAATATAAAAAAGCTCATTTATTTTTTAATGTAAATCAAGACCAAATGAAAGAAGGATTTTACATCAGAATAGGAAGACGTTTGAATATGGATGAGGTATTAAATGCTAGTCCAGAAGATGGAGAGATAGTTATATTTAAAGATCTTCTAGATCTTGCTGTAGACCATTTAAATGGACGTTATGGCAGACCACCTATCACAGAAGATGAAAGAAGAAGGGCATATCAAATTATAAGCAAATACTTTGAGAAGATTAATACAGAACCACCAGCATTATTAGATAGCTATTTAAAGTTTGACAATAAAAAAAAAGACAAGGATGAGATCACCAACTTTCCAGAAAGAGGAGACGACAAAAAAGTCAGTTTGCGAAATTCCCAATGGCGGACTTTTGACGTTGATTATGCTGAGAAGCTTAAATTAGAATATCCCTCAATATGGAGGGCAGGAGGAAATATCAGAGGAAATGAGCAATTTAGAAAACTTGTACCTATTTCCAAACGTGGTGGTGTTCCCAAAAACCTTACAGAAGAAAGGGCAATTAGATTACGTGAGGCATGGATATCTAGACACTTGAAAGATGGTAGCCAATTTTCAGATCCTTCTCATCCAATTACCATATCCTCAGTTGCTGGTATTGTGGCCCAAATAAAGTGGCTGGGAATAGGATCAATTGGTGAATCAAAAATGAAAAAGATTATCAACACCTTAAAGAAAAAAGTAGATGGTGATAAAAAGGAAGAAAAAAAAAAGGCAATGATTTGGAATCAATGGATACAGAAAAGCCAAGGAAGGGTTGAAAAAGAATTTGTCAGAAAGTTTAAAGAATATCTAGAACAGGCAAAAACACGATATATAAAGCGTTTATCGTCTTCTCAGTATAAGAACAACCAGATTCAAATAGATCAAGATACATTTATGGATTTGGAAGAAGAAAGACGTGAGATCAAAGATGTAGTTGGTGATGCGTGGATTAGAAATTGGTTATTAACAGGAAATAAGCAATTGGAAGATATCTATAGAAGATCTGGAAAAGAACGACCATTGGATTTGGTTTTTGGATCTAGAGATTATGCAGAACAGCTATGGAATGAATCCGTATTATCTATCACTGACAATACAGCCAGAAATATAATGATGCTTGTTAATACAGGTTTGAATAATGGTTTATCCACAAAGGAAATAGCAGAACTTATAGATGCTGACACTGGAAACAATTTTGGATTGGGTAGAGCAAACAGGATAGCCAGAACAGAAGCAACTAGAGTAGTCAATCAAGCAACAGTAGAGTCATATAGAGTACTTGGAGAGAATGGCATACAGGTACGAAAACAATGGCTATCTGCTCAAGATGGTTCTGTGAGAGAAAGTCATAAATGGTTAAATGCCAAAATAGTAGATGCAAATGAGGAATTTGTTTTGCCTTCTCAATATGGTGGTTATTCAGCATCTTCTCCAGCTTCATTTGGTGAGGCAAAGGAAGATGTTAATTGCAGATGTACAGTGATACCAGTAATTATAGATTAATAAAAAAAAACCAGATACTTTTACATATCTGGCTCAACCTATATATTATGAGTTCTTTACATATTA